ATAGCAATAAAAGGCTGTAACATTTGCAACTATCTTAGGCTATACGGAACCATTCTGTACCGTCACAGATTAGCGTAGCTGTTGAATAGTTAGTGCTTAGGTCTATGTGGTCGGCCCCGCTAATATTTGCGCCTGCCCCGTCAATCCTCAAGTTATGCGCGCTCGGCTTCTTTACAAAATAATAACGTCTCCCTTTCGATACGTTGGCGGCGGGTAAATTTAAAGTAACCGAGCCGCCCGTGCAGTCTGCTAGGTGTCCCTCAAAAGTTACATCCAAAGCGTAAGTCCCGACTGTATAAGTTTTAAAGGTTCCGTGCTCTTGTAAATGCCACTCCATTAATTGCTCGGTAGCGTCGTACTGAAGCATTACCTCGTAGTTTGTATTTTCCGTAGGTATTGCCGTCGGGCTTCCGCTTACGTCGTTAGAAAGGGTAGACTTAATCGCGTTACTTATTCCGCTAAGCTGCTGGTTAATATTAGATACTTGCATATCCAAATAGTTAACGCGGTCTTTTAATCCCGTGCCTAATTTGTAGCCCTCGCCGCTTCCGCTTACTGCTGTATAAGTCGGTATAATTGCAACCCATTCTCCAGCCCATTGCTCAGAGCGTGCAGAGTATTGGCAGCCCTGCAATATCCAAGTATAATTATCAAAGTAAAGGGATTTTATCGCCGTCAAACTTCCGCTGTCTACCCAAGTGCCTTGTATAACTGGCATAAAGTCTTTATACAACCCTGCCACGCTATTGCCTAGCATCTCGGTTATAGTTCCCTGCGTTACAGAGTCCCAACCTCCGCGCCAAGTAGAAGGCGCCATAACATAAGCAGAGCCGTTATTTACCCTAATCGCTCCAGTAGCGTACTTAGTATTGGAGCTATAATATTTTGGATTAAGTATTACAGGAACCGAGTTAACGGAGTTAGCCGCGTCTGGCGTGTAAATCTCTGTAATATCAAAAGTAAAGTCTGGGTTATTATATGGGCTTGCGTCTGCAAAAGCCACATTAACCGCACCCCAAAAACTTTTAACTTCAGAGCGTGGTATGCCCGAGGTAATTGGTTTGCCTGAGGTTGTAAACCACCTGCAAATCCCTTGCACTGAGACCCTTATATTTAAATTAGTAAATCCTGCGGGCGCTGTACTTAAATTTTTATCAAAGTTAAAAGTCGTCCAAGTGCTAGACTGGTTGCTAGTATCTAATTTTTCAATATATTCTGGAACTGCCCCAGTATGACTTATCCAGTAGAAGTTAGTATTATCTAATATCTTAATATTACCGCTCGCATCTGTTAGCCAAATCTTTACAAATACATTGCTGTACTCTTCAGGCATAGTACCACCACCAGAAAGGGAAAAATAACTTTTAGAAAATTTAAGGCTAAACCTTACGCGCACGGGCGCAGTGTCTGGAGTGCTGCCCGTTGGTATTTCTGTGAAAGCCCCCGTTAAGGCAGCCGTCGTGCTATTTGCAAAACTCCTATAAATACCACTTCCCAAATGTCGCTCTGTGTCAACTTGCACATATTTAGCAGCTACTTGGTGAGTAAGTATAGGCTTTGCTAACCATTGCGGACGCGTAGAAGTTCCGCCTAAAAATTGACGGTGCGAGTAGGTTGCCGTTACGCTTTGAAACTGGAGCGTATAACTATAAACGCGGTAGGTTATTGTAGTATCTATATAATCCGCAAAACTTACAAGCCAGTATTTACCCTGCGAGTGGATTAAGCGTGCTTGTTTAACCTCGCACAACTGCTCTAACGCTTGCGCATAATCCAGCATATCGTTAGCCGCATAAATAAACTGGCTAGCATCTGACGCCCTTACATCTTTGAATTGGTCGTAATCTGTTACAAAAGTATTAATGTCGACCTCTTCTAAATCAAAACCTTTACGCGCAGCTGCTGTATTGTATACTGTGGAAGCATCGCGGAAGTAATCCGATTGCGTTCCGTTTACTACCCAATACTCTTTTAATGCTAGGCTATCTAACGCACGCCTAAACATTTGCGAAATAGTAATTTTTCCGCTGCTAAAGTTACTAGGGTCTACTTTATAGCCACTTAACAACTCTAAGCCGTCAACTGCTACCAATTCAATAACTGGCTTTGCCTGTATCGCTTCTCTTAGTCGTGTTAACTGGTCAGCCAAAACGCGGCCCACATAATCCAAAACGCCATCTTTATAAATCAATATCGCCCAATACTGCTCAGTAACTGTGGCAATAGACTCGAAATCATTTATTACCGTGTCGTTAGGCATAACCCAATAAGTAGAAACTCTAGAGGGTCTTATATAGTTTGTAAAAAGAAGGTCGCCTTCGCCCTTGCGCGTGGTGTTATAGCCTTCGCCTGCTAGCTTTAACTCTGTGGAGCTATTAAGCGTTGTAAGTTTAGTTTGTAGGCACCCTGCCGCCTCTTGGAAACCTCCCGCAGCCGTTACGCGAGTCGCATATAAGCCAGTAAGTATTTCGGGAGTGGTTCCGTTAGGGCCGTCCCAAATTTCTACCCTGTGGGTAATATTGTCTATACTTTTAAAACTCCCGTAGTAAATGCGTGCCATAGTGCGAAATTAACCCCTTTTAGTGTCTTTATTGTAACGCTCCAAAACTATTGCCAAATCTCTGCCCTGTATAGAAGTAGAAGCTACAAAGCCGCTGCCCTGAGGTTGTATTAAACTAGTCAATTTATCCAACGGTGCTATAACTTCGGGATTTCGTGAGGCGTTTGGGTATTCCCCCATAAGTCCCAGCGTAGGCCCGCTAACTATACCCCCGTCTGCAAATGCTGTAACATTCGGGCCCTCTTTCAAAGTATTTCTTACAACTGCTGCACCTGCTATCAAAGCCAAACCTGCAACCGCTGCGGCCGCAGGATTTGCTACTATTAATTTTTCAAAGGCTTCAGTCGCTATGGCTGTGGCTATAATTGCTTTACCTAGTGTATCCATAAAGCCCGCAATCGCGCCCAGCATATTTTTACCGAAGTTTCTAGAGGCGTCCTCGTCTCCCGTCGCAATGTCGGCAATAAATTGGCCCAAGTTTGCAGCGGTTTGCATTTGCAATTGGGCGAAAGCTGCGTTAATCTGGTCTACTGCTACCTGAGTTTTTGCCGCCCATTCTGCGGTCTTAATATTGTTTGCGTTTAATGCGCTTGCGTTTTGTTGGAAGCTCTCGCTGTTGCGGTCTGCCATTAATTTAAACGCGTCGCTAATTTCTACACTTGTACCAATTACAGCAGGCGCCTCTTCGATAACATCCGTAAACAAAGGCGGAGTTTTTACCCCTTCCATTGCCTCGGGTATTTCGTCCAACTTTTGCAGGACGTCGGCCATTGATTGAGTTACTATTGGGTCAACTGGAGCCAGTAAACTACCACCTGTATTTTTTTGACCTAAAACAGACTCTTCTAATTTTTTAAACGCTGCCGCTGCTTTTTCCGCATCTTTAGCGCCGTCTTTTAAACTGCTGTTATGAGATTTTTGCGCGGCGGTATCTGCTTCAACTACACTACTTAAATCCGCAACTGCATAAGAGGCATTTTTAAAAGCGTTTTGGTATAATTTAGTTTTATTCTCGGCCTCTGTAATTACATCGTTTGCAGCGTTAACGCTTGCCATATAACCAGGCAGAGTACGCTCTAGCATTTTTTGATACCAAGCCCCGCCTTTCTGTTGTATCTGGTTTAATTTTTCTAATTTGTCGATTTCAATCTCTGCAATTTTAGACGCTGCTTTGTCTGCTATTGCTTTTTGAATTGCCAAATCAATCGAGCGCGCTGTTCTTTCGTTTAATATTTTTAGCCCTGCTGCTGTATGTATATTTACATCGTCTACCGCAATGCCCGCCTTTTTTAATTCAAGTAACGCTCCCTTTCTCCTATTTTCGCTTTGTGTGGTATCGTTTACAATGTCTAAATAAGCATTCAATTCTATTGCACTAGCTCGCGCGCTTTCTGTGGCTTTATCTAGTTCGTTATTTACTTCTCCCTGTATTCTGGCTACACCTTCCGCCTCTGTCTCATACATCGCCACCGCTACCGCCACCGCAGTAATCGCAGCCGCAGCAATTAGGTAAGGGTTAGCAGCAATAAACTTTTTAACATCTTTAGCAGCGTTACCCAATCCGCCGTACTCTTTGCTTAAATCCCTAACCTGCATAACAGCGGCGGAGAAGTTAAGCGCAGCGTTGGTGGCCATTAATGTTTGTCGCAGGGCTTTATTGTCATCCGCTACAATTGCAATAATAGAAGATACAGAAGAGAAAGAGGTAGCCAGTCCGTTAAGGCTCGCCCGTGTAGCGCTGTTAATTGTTTTGTTCGCTTGGGTTGCTTTGTTAGCTTCTGCCGTAGCCTTTGCAGACTCCCTAGTGGCCATTGTTTCCTTTGCAAGTTCTGCCTGCAAAAGTTTTTTCTCCGCCGTTAAATCCGCAACCCCTAACTTTTGACCTGCAATAGCCGCCTTTACAGCTTCTATTTCTTTGCGGAGTGCTCGCTGCCCTTTAATGTCAGCCGCAGACATTTGCGCGCTCTTATCGCGTAATCCTTGCAGGTCTTTTTGATATCCTAAAGTAATTGCTTTTTGTTCGTCTATCGCTTGGCTTACTTCTTTGATAGCATCCTTTACAGACATATTGCCCAAAGCGTTTGCCATTGCCTCGCCTGCCTGCCTTGCGGCTTCCTGCATTCGTTGGCCGCCTTGTTCAACTGTCTTTGCAGCTTCTTTAATATTTTTATTTAGGCCCGAGGTATCTGCGCTAAGGGCTATATTTATACTGCTATGCGTTGCCATTATCTAGTAAAATTTATAATAAAGTCCATTGCAATAGTGCTAACTCCAGCAAAGCCCGCGTTATCGTCTGCCAAATGCACCTCGCCGTCATACTCAATGACTTGCACCTTAACCCCGTTAAAAGTTGCAGGCGTTGCTATTTGCATAGCCTCGCGCACCGCTTCGCTTAAAGCAATAGCCCCCGCGTAACTAGTTGCCACGCTCATAACTTGAACGCGTGCAAAGTCACTATGCGAGAAACCGCTTTTAGAAGCGTTACCCGTGTTATTAACTAACTGGTAAGCAATGGCAGGGAGTGGGCTTTTTTCAGGTATTCTGAGCGGGTTTATACGGCTAGAAACCAAAGCCGTAACGCCTGAGTTATTGCTTAAAATATTATAAATTGCTTTTATTGCTTTCACGCCTGAGGGTCTGGGGTTAACTTGTTAAAGATATGTCTGTATTTAGAAACTAATTCAACAATATTTTCATTTTCTGACTCTTCCCACGAAAAAGTAACTAATTTTTTCGGGGCTATTGGTTTACGCAAGTGAGGGGCCATTATAGTAGCCGCCATCCATCTGCTTATTTCCCATTGTGTGCGGTAGGCTGTCGTTTGAGCCTTGCGCATTCCGTGAAGTCTTAATCTAAAATAGAGCGGGCTGGAGTCGTTAAATTCCTGCTCACTCATAAGCATCTCGCCGTAACCTATCTGCTTAAGGCGGTCAAAGGTCAACGGCTCGGCCTTACCGCCTGTTACTTTCCCGTTACAGGTGCAACGTCATCCGCAGGCTTAAAAAACTGCTGAACGGCTGCACTAAACGCCAAAATAGCGGGCTCTAATTCTACAAAGTGCTCGACAGCTTCCGCCAAATCGTCGGAAGTTACAAACGGGCATTTTTCGCCTAGCTTTCTGTACCCGCTTTGAATACCAGCTAAAGCACAAACGCGCCCAAATTTAATAGACTTTGCAACGCTCTGGGAGTCCATAACTTTACCCAACTCGCTAAAATCTTCTACTTTTAACTCCGCTAATACTTGCTCAATAGAAAGCATAGAGAAGTAAAGGGGATGAATTGCACCCCCTATTTTTACCTCTGTCATAGATTATGAAACGGTGCCAACAGTCAAAGCGCCAGTACCTTGCAAAGAAGCAGAGAAAGTACTAACCGCGTTTTGAGGAGCCGAAAGAGTCAAGTTAGAGAAAAAGGCAGAACCTGTAAGTTTTTGGTCGCCTGTTACTTGCGAAGTCATTACAACAGTTACAGAAGTACCTGCTAGCAAATCGGTCATAATGTCTTTCCAAGATTGACCGCCAGCGCCTACGCTTCCGTCCTCTTCAAACATTCCCTCAATCTGCATAGTAAATCCGCCTTCACCTGCTAAAAATTCCTTCCAGCCTGCGCTGTCTTTGTTTGTGATTTCAATCATATCTTTTGTGATATCGAAATCGTTAGAGGTCGCGTTAGCGATTTTTGTCAAAGTTCCGCTTACGTCTTTGTAAATTGCGATAAGCGTACCGTTTACTGGGTTTGTAGTTGGCATATTTTTGTCTTATTAGTTTTTTTATTTTACAGTAAAGCCAGCTTTTTTAGCTTGCCTTTCAATTTCTTTTATTATGTCTATTTCTACACTTCGCAAAAATTGGTCTTTATTACTGGCAAAAGCCTTAGCCATATAATCGCTTTCGGGCATTTTGCCACGCTTTGCACCTGCTTTAGTTTCCCTCTCTTCGGTTCCGTGCTCATATATATAAGCGTGGTATCCTCTGTAACCTCCATAAACTCGCGCACCAATTAAGCGTACTGCGCTAAATTTATACTTTGCGTTTTTTTCAATAAAGCCAATCGAGCGGCTAAGGTTGCCCGTGTCATCTTGGATATTTTGCTTTGCAGAGTCAATAAATACCTGCGCGTGTTTTTGCATAATGTCACCAACATAACGAGGCGCAAGCCCCAAACTTTTAACATCTGGTAACTTAAACTTAGTCTGCGCTGCGTTTCCGAATTTTGACATTATGCTTAATCGTTATAATAGGTTATTTCGGTATGCAATTTACTATACATTCTGCGCTCGATTTCGCTAACGGCTATAATGTTGTATTTGTTACCTCCCCATACTATCCTATCGGTAACGCTAAAAGCGGCGTTATAACGGCAAGTAAAAGTAACTATTTGCTTATTCTCTCTTCTGTCTGCGTTGACCTCTTCGCTGCCCGTTTGCTGTTCTTGAACTCTGGCCCACGCGGTTGCATAAACGCCCCAGTTAAAGATTTTTTCGCCTGTGTTACTGTCTACGGATTCGGTGTAGTTTTCAATTACTACTAATTCATCCATTAGGCCCGCGTTCATATTGTTATAGCAATTTTATAAGGGTCTAACAAATAAGTAAATCCAAAGTTTAGCGGGCTGTTAGATACTCCAATAGTTACAGCCATTCTGTTATCGTAATACTGCCCAATCAAAAGCAAAGCCGCGTGTTTAACAGACATTGGGAAAATAGTATCTGGGTCGACTGCGCTAGTTCCAACTGGATTAAATCCCTCTATAACTTCAACTTGGTATTTTATTAAGTCATCGGTTACAGAAACAGGCGCCGAGTTTATAAATACATTGCGCGAGTAAGTAGCCAAAAGGCTAGAGTTAGCCGTGTCTATCCAATCCGCAGCGTTAAAAGCTGTTAGTGTTTGGCTGTCGTTAGTATAGTAAACCTCTTCAACACTTAAAACGCGGCTGTTAACGCGCAGATAATTACCGCTAGGTATATTTAGACCGTTTACGGGATTGATTAGCGCAGGCTGCCCTGTAAAGCCGTCAAAGCCATAGCGAGCCGTCGCTTTCCTTACAGAGTAACCTAAGTAACTGCTGCACGCTTCAACTGCCATAGCAATAAGCCCCGAAATATACGAGTCATCCGTAGAAGTGTTAACGCGTAGGTGCTGCTTAGTTTCGGCTAGTGTAATATAGTCGGTTGCAGCATTTGCGTAGGATATGTAACGGCGTGCCCTAAACATTACTCAGCATCTAAAGCGGTCTCTGGATTAACTGGCTTTTTTTTGCTAGTCTTAACGGCTGGCTTCTCCACCTCTACCTCAATAGCAAGCGCGCCCTCAATTAATAAAGAGGCCTGTTTATCTTCAATCTCTACCACGTCGCCAATATTATAGGCAAGATTAAAGCGTCCTGTCGGATTATCAATGAATTTTACTAACATCTGGCCCGAGGGGAGTAAGTCAATACTCCCCGCAGCACTCGGACTTTAAAGCCCCCGAGCGGGCAGGTTATTAGGCTACGATATCTTTGATAGCAGCGAACGCAGTCGGCTGCAACAAATTAACGTCCAAATAAGAGTTAAGGATGACGTTAGTCAAACCACCTTTAGCACCCGAATATGGGTCTACTGTGAGTTCCATTCCGCCCCAGCTCGAAATTGCCATTTTACTGAAGTCGCCATAAATTAGCGCAGACAAAGTGCTAGAAGTACCTTTTGCAAGGTTGCTAGGTACGTTAGTAGAGAAACCAAAAGGATAGCCGTTAAGCTCGTTAGTAGCAGAAGGAAGGATAAAGTTACCTTCAACACCTGAAGCCTGACGCGCAGTTAATTGCAAGGCAGCTTTTACTTTAGGGTTAGAAATGTAAGCAGAACCCTGAGCGTTCGCTACGTCTACCAATTTATCCAAGTTTACTACGTCAGCCCAAACCAAAGCAGCGCCGTTAGCGTTAGTAGAGTTAGAAGCGGCGTTACCAGCGTAAGCAATATTAATTCCAGAGTTACCCAAAATACCTACTGGCTCGTTAGAACCTCCACCTTTAATAGCAGCTTTTTCCAATTCCAAAGCCATTGCATTAAGCAAAAACTCGCGTACGTAAGTATCAATGCTGTTTGAACTCTGAAGCATTAACTGGTTAGAAACTGCGATAAAAGCGGCCAATCTCTTAGGAGAGAAAGTTACTTTACCGAAGGCAGGGCTCTTTTCAGTAGCTGTGCCGTTTTCTGTATTCCATCCAGCAGCAGGCAAAGTGCTTGCGGTTGGCATATCCAAGTTGCCCACCAATCCGCTCAAGCGTTGAACGCCCAAGTTATTCAATACCATTTTAGGCATTAACACGTCGATAATTCCGCCTACTGAGGTTTGTACGTTTACACCACCTTCGTTACCAGCAGTACCGCCAGTAGCATTCATAGAACGAGTGAACACTTCAGAAGGGATAAGCATAGAGTGAGCAGCAACGCTTACACCGCTACGCTGAAATTCAGCAGCAGCTACGGCAGACATTTCGCCTTCTACACCTTCTTTGCGTCCGCTTGTAGCCATTTGCATAGCCTTACGGAAGCTGTAAGCGTCAACCATTTTACCTTTTTCTACTTCTTCGCTTTTGCTTGCAGTATTACCAGCAGCCTGCGCAGCCAAGTTTTGCAAACGCTCCAAAGTTTCTACTTCATCTTTAATTGAACTCAAACGAGCCTCAATTTCAGTTAAGCGGTTCTTTTCAGTTTCCGCCATTGAACGGCTTTCTTTTTCCAAAGAAGCCTGCAAGGTAGACAATTCGCCGAGCAAACGTCCACGCTCTTCTCTTAATGCTTTAATTTTATTCATTTTGTTTTGTTTTTTTTAATAGTTCTTATATCGTGCTAACGCTAACGCTACAACATCGGCAGACGCTTTGCTTTTTTCAGCCTCGATAAGTTCGCGCTCATATTTAGCCGTCTCTAAATCCCTAGCGCTTACAGTTGTATCTGAGTAAGCAGGATAAGTAACAGGGCTAACGTCGTAAAGGTTTTTAATATTGGTAATTTCACGCTTGCCCATTGGGCCATATTTAGCAGATTCTACCCAACGGCTCCCACCTTCAGCAATAGTAAAGGCAAAGCTAGACTGGCTAACATCTCCGCGCATAATAGAGCGAACCCAAGCCATATGTATAGGGTTCTGGTAATCGGGTGTAAAAGAGTAGCCCAAAGATCCGTCTGCATTTACAAATAACTTAGCAGTTCCTGACTTTGTACGCCCCAGTACGATATTGGCGTCGTGGTTGCCCAATACTCGCACGTCATCGCCTAAAGCAGCGTCAAAAGCGCCGTCCATTATTACCTCTTCGGCAAAGCCTAAATCTGTTACGCTATTTGTGATAGCTGCAACTCCAGTTATTTCGGTAGGCATATTATCGCCCTCCGCTCTGGCTTCAATAGTTCCAATAAAGGCGCGTCTCTCTGTGCTCATTAGTTTATAGTTTGGTTATTAGTACCGCTTGGGTTATTATTTTTATCTGCTGTGCTCATTAGTTGCTCGATTTTAGCATCCATATAAGCGTCAATTTTTGAGGCAGGGATAAGGTTAGATTCAATTAAATACTCCTCACCACCTGCAAACGGGTTAGCATCTTCTAAATCGCGCGCCTCGTTTCTATTTAACCAACCTCCACGAATACCCTTATTATAATAGTCGGCCCTGTCGTTTGCAGAAGCCCTAAGCAATGAGTTAAAGTTAAATTTAAAGTAGTGGCTCATTTTGTCGGCCTCTGTAAGCAACTTACGCGCTAGCTCTTGCTCAATGTTAATAGCGTAAGACATCAAAGTACGCGCGTAAAAATCTTGGTACTCCTGTTCGACAGAAGACTTAATCCCGTCTTTTGCCCCAATCATAGAGGCAGGAACTCCAAAAATACGGGCTATCTCTTCAGCGTCAAACTTACGCGTTTCTAGATACTTGGCCTCGTCTGGGCTCAAACTCAATCGCTCCATTTTAATACCATTAGGCAATACAGTAGAGCGGCTCGCACCGTCTATTACATCGTCCAACGACTGTTTAAGGGGTGCCGCTTGTTCTGGCTTTATTTGTTGTTCAGAAGTTAGGAGAAACTTAAGCACCCCGTTTTTATATACTCCAGCATTCCCAGAGATAGCGGCTAAATCAATACCTAAAGTTTCAGCGTGTAAAACAATAGGAGAAACACCCAGTAAAGGGTTATCCATACAAAGCCCTTTAAAGTGTAGCATATCCGTAGCAGCTATAACGCTAGGATAACCCTTTGCAGAAATCTTGTAAAATAGTTGACCGTCTCCCAAAACGGGCGTAACATAGTCTGGATTGATTGGGTGTAAGCCAGTAGCCAAATAGTTAGCATCTCGGTTAATAAAGGCGTAAGCGTTACCTCTCAAAGCCAAAGCCCCAACCATATAAACGGTGAAATCGTACTTAGTTTGGTACGGGTTAGGCTCATTAATTAATACCGTGGCGTAATTAGAGTAAACTTGTTCTTTACCGCTCGCCCCTTCTCTGTATAGCTTCAAACTTAGCCCCGCGATTCCGTCCGCAATTACCCGTATACAGGCGTGGACTGAAGCGATAGACATAGCAGTACGCGGATTAACCGCTTGGCCGCTTTTAGTCTGGTAGCCGAATACATTATTTAACGAATTTACTAGCCAGTCAGCAGGGGCCACAAGGCCGCTCCGCTTCTGGACGCTCTCCAATCCTAAAAATCTTTTTATGCTAAACTGCATAAGGCGAAATTAAAGCACTTTTTAAGAAACATTTACAACTAAACTGCATAATCTACAATTAAGGGCGGTTTTTTTCTAACCAACGCGATAAGGTCGACCTGAATACGTCGTAACTTTTAAAGCGGTTTCTGTCAAAAATAACATAGTGCCGCGCTTCGATTCTCTCGTAAGCCTCTTTATAACTCGCTGCGCTTGGGAGTTCTTTATAATACTCCTGCATAAAGTTATCAATATAGGTAAGCCAAGCGTCGCTTTTCATGATACAAAGTTAAATGCTTATAAACCAAAAATCTGTTTCTTTTTCCTTAGCAGCGTCTTGCATAGCTGTGCCCAATGCCATTACTATGCTTACAGGCCCATCGACCTTATCGCCGCTCTTTGCTTTGTCTATCTTAATATTACCCGCTGGGTCTGTGCGCAGCATAATATTGCCCATCTGCCAACGGGTTACAGGGTTGCCCTCGTGTTTTATTACGCGCTCCTTAACTAGTCGCTCTAGTTCCATAGTTGGGGCGCTCATAGATACAAAGCCCTGCCCAAATGGGTAAAGGCTTAAACCCTCGTTTTGTAGCTCAATTACCAACTGGCTACTATTATAACGGTCAAAAGCAATGTCCTTAATATCGTATTGAGTCGCTAGTTGGCATATTGTAGCTTTAATATAGTTATAATCCGTTACGTTGCCTTCCGTTGCAATTATCGCCCCATCTGCCACCCATTGCCTAATAGACTGCCCCGCCGAGTCCTTTCTCCTCTTTATACTCTCTTCTGGTAAAAAGTACCAAGTTTTTAGCGCTCCACTCTTAGGCCAAAACAAACTAAAGGCGCAAAAGTCCCCAGTAGTTGCTAAATCCAAGCCCCCAAAACAAAGCCCGCCCAAATCGCCAAAGCCATCGCAGGCCTTCCAATCAAAGTCAGGTATCCAAGTGAGGGCGGTGTCTGTCCACACATTTAGCAGTTTTGTTTTAAATTCCACTTCTTTGCTTACAAATTCCTTAGCCTCCGTAAGCGCTTGCTCTAATTGGCGCGGATAGACCGAAACGCCCCAGTTTGGGTTAGCCTTTCTCCAGTTTGCCGAGTCTGTCCAATCGTCCCCCTCGTCTAGCGTGTAAATTACCGAAAATAGGGACTCGTCTACTATTGAGCCATCCAAAACGCTAGAGCAGTAGTTTCTATGCTTAAAACAAGGACTTTCTTTGTTAAAGCCTGCCGTCGTAATAGTAAAGAGTAAAGGCTGCCTTCTAGCGCCCATAGAGTTGCGCAGGACGTTATAAAGTTCGTCGTTAGGGTGCGCGTGGTATTCGTCAATTACTGCGAAGTGCGTATTTAGCCCGTCCTGTTTGTTAGGGTTCCATTCCAACGGCCTATAAATACTTTGACCGTAAACTATCCGCCTATTATTTGCAGAGTTGTTAACTGCAACCGCTTCGGCTAGCCAGCCTACATTTTGGCAAACTCGCACGGATTCGCCGAATACCATCATAGCTTGCTCTAATTTTGTAGCCGCACTATAAACCTGCGCCGCTGGTTCGTCATCCACTAGCAAGCCGTAAAGCATAATCGCACTCGAGAAAGTCGATTTCCCATTTTTTCGGGGCACTTCCACATAAGCACGCGTAAATCTGCGCACGCCACCACTTTTAAACCCAAACAGGCACCACACTATAAAAGACTGCCAGCCCTCAAGTTTGAAGTTTCGGCCTGCATATTCTCCCGTCGTGTGTTCTAACTCCTCAATAAAGCGTACAGCGTGAAGAGCCGCCTCTTCGTCGAACTCCCACGCTCCGCTCTCCCTATCTTTTAAATAGCGCGCGCAAGCGTTTTTAACTTGCTTACAAGCGATTATTTCGCCTGAGTTAACAGATACGGCGTAAGTGTGGCCCAAAGTCTTTAAATGGCTTTAAATCGCTTTATTTAGAGAAATAAGCCGCAGCCCTTAGAGCCAGCTCCTCGTTACGATAGAACTTAGGAACCTCAGCCCAAAGCCCGTCAGCGTCGCAATGTTTAAAAGCTGCACCTTGTGCGCGTTCAACTATCCAACAGTCGCCTGCGCCAGTTACTCTAAATTCCAAAGCCTTAGCCGTTGCAGTTTCCACAGCCTCGCTGCTTACTGCCTTGTTTACATTATTTTTCATTTTATCCAGTTTTTTTTCTTAAAAGTTCCAATTTAGATACAGGCGCACTTTTGCCCGTTTCAATCTTACCCCTCGCGCTTGGCGTTACTCCAAATAGTTGCCCCATTTGTGTAGCTTGCTTTAAAGCCCGGCTCCTAACATCGTACCACGGGCTAATAACTTTATCGCCGAAACGATTAACTATAACCTCGCCCTCAATGTTTGTTACTTCGCACGCTTTCTTATAAAGGCCCAACTCGTTACAATATCCTGCAACCAATCCCAAATCTACGCCAGTAAGCAAATTGTTATTTTTCAACTCTCTACAAGTTACGTCCCAGTATTCTAAACCCAAAGCGTTTAAGTGCGGCGGAGGTTGTGGCACGCCTTCGCTTAGTTCTACAATCATCGGCGCGGCAAGTTCCCTGCTCGGGCTCAGCGTTCCTTTTAAAATCTTAATTTCGGTTGGTATTCGTGGCCTTCCTTTCATATTTACAAATATAGTATAAAATTTAGTACATCTATTTTTGCACGGGTGTAAGA